ATGGATGAGAATCCACAGATCATGCGACGTTTTGCGGTCATGCTGGCTGACTGGCAGCTGGGACAGATATTCCAACTGGGCAATGCCAATTTCACAGGATGGCGAGCAGGTGACTGCATAACCTGGGAATGGCAGGACATGCCGCATAGCACGGCCAACATGGGATGGTGGGATCGCCCCATGCTGCAGATCACAGGATATGTGACCGAGAAAACCCAGTGGCTCATGGGCAGGGCATTGGATAAGAATAATGCTGTGCCCGTAGAGTTCAGTCTATGAACCAAGTGATATGCATCGCATACCAACCTGGTGCATTTGGTAGTTTCCTTGCATGGACAGTGGAAAGGTTCTCTAAAGTGCGCAAGCAATATTTGCCAGCTGTGATGGATGATCCTCTGTTACCTGATGGTAGTAGCCATGCTTATGGTAGTTTCTGTAAGATCAAGACGGTTGGTGACTTCATGCAGGGATTTCACGCTGCGAGATGGGACATTAAAGCCTGGCATACCAACGTGTTTGCTGGATGGCCTGGCGGTGATATCAACCTCGCAGTGCCTCAGATACAGTCCTGGATGATGGCATTTGACAAACTGATACTTGTGGAGTGCGAGGATGCCGACGACCATTACATCTGCTATCTGCGGAACGAATCTACCATGGATCGTGATCGATGGTATGGTATGCTAAACATTACCTCAGACGATCAGCTCATAGATGCTCTGCGCAAGGATATTGATCAGCCAACGCTGTCGCAGTCTCTGAAGAATGATCCTCGCATACTATCGCTCTCTGTGAAAAAGATCCTCAACTGGTCACCTGATCAGCTGGGACATGCGCTACAGACAACGCTGGGATGGCCGACCTGCGATCACCAGTTGTTTAGATCGGTTACATCAGACATGCAGAGCCGTCAGATACAGTATCTGACTAGGCTGTCAAATATCAAGAATGGCACAGCTAGCACTCCTGCTGAGCTGGCCATACTGCAATCATATAATGAAAGGAAACAAAATGGATCTAAGTAAAATATTCCCGCTGTTCCAACCGGGAGTTGGGCTAACAATCTTAGCAGTCTATGCTGCTGTGGTATTTGCTTTAACCTACATGTTCGCTAGCGGTTACAGCCACACCAAAGACGGATTCTTGGTGGCTAAACGAGAGCTTAACATCGTACAAGGTGCTATGAGCACAGGTGCTGCTTGGATGTGGGCACCTGGCATGTTCATATCAGCACAACAGGCCTATCAGAATGGACTGGTTGGGCTGTTCTGGTTTACCATAGGTAACTTCCTCAGCTTGATCGTGTTCAGCTGGTTTGCTAAACAGCTGCGAGACAGGAAGCCAGATGGATTCACCATCAGCGGCTATCTCAAGGAGCGCTTTGGTCAACGTGTGCAGATACTGTTTATGATTGAACTGGGCATGCTGGCCATATGCAGCTTTGCTATCAATGTGTTAGCAGGCAGCAGGACCGTGGAAGTGCTCACAGGCATGGACTACCACACAGTGAGCCTCATACTGGCTGCTATAGCATTGACCTACACTCTGCGTGGTGGGCTCAAGGCCAGCGTGATCACTGAAATGTTCAAGCTCAGCATGTTGGTACTAGGTTTGATAGTACTAGTACCGTGGGCAGTACAAACAGCTGGTGGTATTGATATAGTTTCACAGGGACTGGGCGGCATTACTGGTAACGGTCGTGCGATATTTGGTACAGACTTTGCGTTGGGTGTGTTCATGGGTGTAGGCTTTTCTACTGCCATTGGTCATCTAGGCGCACCTTGGGGTGACAATGCTTTCTATCAGCGTGCATTTGCTATACGCAAGGACAGCGTTGTAAAAGCCTTTGTTGGTGGGGCATTAATCTTCGTGCTAGTACCTCTGCTAACTGGTGTACTAGGATTCCTAGCAGCGGGTCTGCACTATGATGTGCCCAAGCCATTGCTGGGCTATGTTAACGTGCTCACAGTTGGTAGCTTGCTGCCTAGCTGGGCTGCGATGGTATTCATGTTCATGCTTTTTGCTGGTCTTGTAAGCGTGCTGGACAGCCAGCTCAGCAGCATCGGTAACCTGTTTGGACATGACGTTGATAACATGCTGCATCGCATCAAGGATGATCTGCTCAAGGCCAACAATCGTAGTGTGCGAACTAGCAGGATCGGCATGCTGGCATTGTTGATAGCTGGTTTAACTCTGGCCAACTGGCCCGGCATGACGCTGGTAACCATCTTCCTATTCTTTGGCATCCTCAGGGCCACAGTGTGGTTTCCATTGATGTTCAGCTTGTGGAATGATCGTTGGGTCAACGAAGCTGGCATGTTCTGGGGCGTGTTGATAGCGTATCTGGTTGGATTTACTACCTATGTCTACGGTACGAACTTTGGTGGCGGTGCAAACATTGCAGTGCTGGGTACCATGTTAGCTGTGTTTGGATCTGGTGCGCTGGCACTGGCGATCACTGCAGCGTCACCTCGGCAAGCGTGAGAACTTAACCATGAAGATGATAGTGCTCTTTGGACCACAGGGGTCTGGTAACCATTTGTTCGGCAAGATATTCAGCATGCATGAGAAAGTGCACGGCTGGAAGGATGCGCTCAAGGACGATGGTTACTTCATCCCTCACTACAACGAACCATTCAATTGGTATTGGAACAACATCGACAAGATTGATGCGAAGATCATGGGAGGCAAGCAGTACGCTGTGACTAGCATATCTAATCCATATATCGAAAAATGGTTACCCAAGGTCCCGCCCATCTATGAGTTTATGGAGAAGCTGGAGAGCATAGGCATAACCGCGCAGCCAGTGGTGATAGGCAGGGACAAGAACATCCTCACCCATCAACAGACACGGCTGCGCGGAGGTCCCAGCTGGGGCAACATGCCGCAGCTGATCAAATGGATGAAGACTCCGCCGTTCTTCATCAGCCAGGAACTGCTGTATCTCTATCGCAGAGAATACATCAAGAGTCTCAGCTCGTGGTTAGATTTCCCCTTGAGCTGGGACGATCCGCAGATTGATGATATACTAAAGGAAGATGCCAACGAGAAATACATACATGCTGCTGACCCCTATTGGTTGGATGAACATGTTAAGAACATACTCACTCCTCCGTGGATAGACAAGGAATAACGTGAAATATATCTTCGTAGCAGGTGCTCCTGGCAGCAAGTGGAGCAGCGTTGTAAAGAATATCTATTATAGTTCTAACATTGATCGCGGGGATTATACCGATGCCAGGACCTATTACCACAGTGCTACTGGCATACGCGATCTGATGCACCTTGGTGCATATTTTGATCCTGGTATGGAATTTGGGTCATGGTTTGATCAGCTTGACCAAAACAGCAAAGGCATGTGCGAAGCAGAGTTTGATCGGCCCTGGGCAGGACATTCTCAAGGTGGTATCAAGATTATCAAGAGCCACGTGTTCGCAGCACAGATAGATTTCTTGCGAGAGACTTGGCCAGATTGTCCAGTGATCCTGGTGCATCGAGAAAATGACGCATGCCTTGGATGGTGGGTACGTTGCGGTGAGTTTAGGATAACCTATCCAAAATATACCTACTACAAGAATCTTGATCAGATGTCTTGGCACATAGATTATCAAAATAATCATATTTTGAACGCTGCGGCAGCAGCTGATGTTGATTTTGACATAGTTGATAATCATCATCTCTGCCAGCGTTTGGGCATCACACCACCAGCACATCATTGGCAAAATTATCCGCGATCTGACATAAAAGTAGCGGTAATAAGATAGGCTCTTGCATAATCAACAGGTTAATGCTATAACTAGCTGATGAAAAAGACGCAGAGCAACGAAATCCAAAAGCTGACTGACTATCAGCACCATAGATTGCGCACAGAAATGTATCTGGGCAGCCGCAGTCCTCACAGCCAAACCATCGTGAACTGGGATGGCAAAGCGCTCAAACCAGTGGAGATGACGTGGACTCCTGCGGTGTATTGCGCATTCCGCGAGATCCTTGACAATGCTTTAGACGAAGTGGTTGGACACGGACACGGCAGCAGCGTAGAAGTCACGTTCGATCAGAAAGAGATGCTGTTCACGGTCAGTGATGATGGTCGCGGTATTCCCATTGACTGGGATGCCAACGAGAACATGCACAAGGCTACGTTGGCTTTAACACAGGCTCGCGCAGGTCGCAACTTTGGTGCCCGCGAGGAAGTGCGTGGTACCAATGGCATTGGCGCCAGCACGGTTGTTAGTTGCAGTGAGCATTTCACCATAGACATCATCAGAGATGGTCAGCGCTTCCAACAGACCTTCCGTGAAGGCAATGCTGCGTTTGACGAACTAGACATACGCGAGCCTAAGATAACCAAAAACAGTGGCAAGACTGGCACTACCATTGAGTTCAAGCTCAGCAAGGATGTGTTCAAGAAGGCTAATTTGCCTCTGGCCTTCGTCAAAGCACGCATGATGGAAATTGCTGCGAATCATCCAAAGATTCGCTTTAGTTTCAATGGCTCGCGCGTGGTAGTAAAGCCAACAGTGGCTCGTACTTTCTTTGATGGCAAGACAGTTATCAACATTGACATCAAGGACAAGAACTTCAAGAGCACTTTCTATCTAGTACCTAACTTCGCTGAGGAAGGCGAATATCTACATACCACAGTGAACGACATCCCGGCGTTCAACGGCGGTCAGCACATTGACACGTTCAAGAGACTGTTCTACGGCGGATTGATTCGTGCGCTAGAGCGCGAAAGCAAGCGCAGAGGATTAACGCCTAATCGCAGCGATATTGCAGACGGCTTGCTGATCTACAACGTCACAGTCATGCATGCTCCTAACTTCGATAGCCAAAGCAAGACACGGCTGATCAATGACGATGTTGACGGTTATATCAAAGCTGTGCTGGAAGATGAGAACACGCTCAAAGGCATCATCAAGGGCAATAAGGAATGGATCGATGAGATCTACGCCCGTTGTGCTGCTCGTACGCAGAAGAAAGACGACGCTGAGCTGGCCAAGATGAGCCGCAAGATGATGCGCACCAAGGTGCCCAAGCTGTTGGATGCCAACGGCAAGGATCGCACCAAGTGCGTGCTGCTGATCACTGAGGGCGATTCGGCCAAGACCATGGTCAGTGCTGTTCGCGATCCTGAGGTGCACGGTGCATTACCTCTGCGAGGCAAGATCCTCAACGTGCGCGGCGAAGCACCCAAGGCACTGTTGGACAATCAGATCCTCATGGATCTCATGACCAGCATTGGCTGTGCGCTGGGACAGCGTGCTGATCGCAGTGACTTACGCTACGGCCAGGTATGGTTAGCAGCTGACCAAGATCCGGATGGTGCCAACATCACGGCACTGTTGGTAAACTTCTTCTATCTTCACTGGCCAGAGTTGTTTGACCCAAAGCTGCCTACCTTCTTCTATGCGCTTCAGACACCTTTCATCATCCAGGAAAAGGGCAAGTCTCGCCACTACTGGTATGCTGATGACTATCACACCTATGATGCCAAGGACTGGAAAGGTGCTCCCAAGCCCACACGCGCCAAAGGTCTTGGTTCGTTGGAAGAAGCAGACTGGCGACACAGCTTGGTTAAGCCCAAGCTGATTCCCATCAACGACGACGGTAACCTAGGTGATGCGCTCAAGCTGATATTCGATCCCAAGGGCGCAGATGCTCGCAAGGATTGGATAGCTCTGGATGCATAATCATGTGTTCATAGGAACCATGCTTACCAATGCTGACATGGATGATACAATGGACAGCAGCGAAATGATCCAGCATTTTTTCAATACCCATCCGGGCATCCTAGAATGGTGCCAGATAAACCTCAACTGCATGAACGAAGATAAACTGAGTATTTGGCCCAACACCTGGGGCAGATATCACACCGAATGGACCTTTGCGCTACGCAATCTTAGCCAAACTGAGTATGTGGCTGCTCGGCTTAGGTTTGCCTAGTCGCGAGTCCTGCGATCTCTGATGCAACTTGTGCAACATCCAGATCCGTGATCATCATCAGCATCAGCTGGGCCGATCACGTTTTCAGCATTAATGCTGCTCCATCCGCTGCCGTGGGTTACTTGGAAAACTCCTATATAACCGCCGCTGTACAGCTGGAATGGTGCTGTGATGTGGTTCATCTGGTCGTACCTATGGCCTGATGTACTGGTGATGGTGGTATCAAACCAGCTAGGCCACACAAAATCGCTGACAGTTACGCCATTTATCTGATAACCAAGGTTGTCTGCTTCTACAGCATCGCAGGCCTCGTAGGCATAGAGCAAGCCTGCTGTGTTGGAAGTCTGCCTAAACACAGTGAGGTTAACGTAGGGATCAAGCATCATCTCCAGCAGCTCGTGGCTGAGCGTGACTGTCCAGTTATAACCGTAGGTGATGTCGTCCTTGGCAAAGATACGGCCATATGGCACCCCTGATGCGGTCTCATCATGATAACCCAGTGCGCCGCTAACATCGCTGTTATCCAAGATGTAGATTGGCCATGCTCCTGCGGGTATGCTTTGGTTGCTGCTGACAAACGCCAGGTTAGCAGTAGTACCCCAAGCTGCTTGCCAATCTCGGTCTAATTGGATCTGTAGTGCTGCTACGACTGTGGTTATCTGAGCATCTGTGAGAACCGTGCAACGGTTCTGTATGGCTATGGTTGGACCCATGCGTACCACTGTGTTGCCACCGCTGGACGGCGCTGTGGGCGCAGGCGGTGTGATGTAGGTATAGAGACTGTTGGCTGCATTTGTACCGCTGCTGGTGGTCACTGTCACGCTGACAGCGCCTGCTGCGTGGGCTGGCGTAGTAGCATGTATCTGAGTATTGCTGTTGACAACCACGCTAGTAGCTGCTGTTCCACCAAACTTCACGCTGGTTGCACCTGCAAAATAGTTACCCGTGATGACCACGCTGGTTCCGCCCGCGACGTTGCCGCTGCTGGGACTAACACTGCTCACGGTTGGAGCCGGTTTGGTGGCAGCTGTGATGCCCAATGCTGCAAATTTGGCTTGGATCTGTTCTTCTGTGGGCAGGCGGTAAGTGGCCATTGCATGATCTCCTGTTGATATAGCTTATTTACAAGATCGCAGAATTATAGATGATATCGCCATGCAGATATATGCTAAATAATATCACGGAGATAAATTATGGCACAACTCTATAAAATAACGAATTTAAAAAATAACAGAGCCTATATAGGTATAGTTGTAGCATCTAATAAAGATTACCTCATTCGTTTCGCTGAACATTTGTCCGGAGAAGGTAGTGTTTGGATTAAACGCGAGTTAGATGATAAGACAGCAACCGAATCAGACTTTAAGGTAGAACTGTTAGAAGAACATGATGATGTGAGATACATAGCCGACAGAGAGATTGACCTTATTCAGGAACATCGCACGTTATATCCAAATGGTTACAATGGTAATATTGGCAATTACATTATAAGAAACCAAGAAACGAACACCAAAGCTGGTATCACTCGCAGTCAAAATAGGGCTTTAGGCAAACATAAATCTACTGGTCAACCAGGTAAAGCTATCTACAGATATCCAACTGGTGAAACTGCAAAATTACCTATAGATCATGCTGATGTAACATCTGGGTTGGTAAAACATGTCAATTATAAACCAACTGCATGTCAAAGAATAAGACAGGAACAAATAAATCTTGAGCGACAACGTAACGGGGGATGGACTGATAAAGAATTGGTCGAAAAAGAACGTCGTAGTAAATTATGGAAGCATGTGCATCACACAGATTGGTGGCAGAAAGGTCGTGAAACTTATCGAAACCGCATGTCCAGGGGTGAATACACAGATGCCGAATTGGCAACTTTTGGACGTAGATCAGAAATAGTTGCCAAAGAATGGTCTGATTGGTCAGCTGAAGACCGGTTGGCTAGAACTAAGAATGGTCTTAACATTATGAACAGTATGGTATCCTGCGAACACTGTGGGTTATCTATGAACAAAGGAAATTATCGAAGATGGCACGGATTGAACTGCAAGCAAGTCAAGATATGACAGATGACGAGGATCAATCAGATACCAGCCAATGGATTAAAAAAATATCACGAGATTACTCCATTTATGTGTGCCAAACTCGCGGAATACCAAGTGTGTGCGACGGACTCAAAGATGCACAGCGAAAAGGACTAGATGTAATCAAACCGCTTGGAGACAAGATCAAGACCATATCTCTAGCAGGTCTCATGATAAGTTCTAATAGATATCTGCATGGTGATGCATCTGCCGCTGAGACGCTGAGCTTGATGGCTGCACCTTATTGCAACAACGTACCGTTGTTACACGGAATCGGTGCATTTGGTACCAAAGTCGGTCCAACTGATTGGGGTGCAGCACGTTACACCTATCTCAAGCGCAATAATCACACAGATTCTCTGGTGTTCACAGACTATGATATCGTACCTCTGAAAGAGAACTACGATGGCAGCGTGCTTGAACCCAAGAACTATCTACCCTTGGTTCCCATGGTGCTGCTGAACGGCATCAGTGGTATCGCAGTGGGTTGGAGCACAGACATCTTGCCACGCACGCTAGATGACATCATTGACGCTACCATCGCAGCCTTGGACGGCAAGAAGATCAAGACACTGGTACCGCGCTATGACTATCTCAACTGTGGTGTGCGCAACATAGCTGGCAACAGCTGGGAATTCACTGGACGCTGCAGGATAGACGGCAGCACGGTATGGATCGAAGAACTGCCCCCAGATCTCAGCCTTGAAAAGTTCAAGGCACGCTTGAACACCATGGAAGAAGAAGACAAGATCCAGACCTACATCGATCGCAGCACCAAGGAGATCCGCATTGAAATCCGTTTCAAGCGCGGTACCATCAACAACTGGACGGAAGACACTGCCATCGACTATTTCAAGCTGCGCAGCAAGGCCACTGAGCGCATCGTGGTCTTGGACTGGAATGGCAACAGCGTGCGCCAGTTTGAATCTGCTGAACAGGTAGTTCAAGAATATGTGGAATGGCGCTTAGGTTGGTACAAGACTCGCTATGCCAAGATGATAGCTGACCTGAACTATCAACTGAACTGGAACTTGGCTATCAAGGCCTGTATTGACGGCAAGCTACCGCAATTCCTACCCGCTGCTGATCACAAAGCTGCCATCGTGGCCAAGGTCAAGACGCTGTGTGCTGCTATTGCCTTGGATGATGATCAGATCGATCGCATTGCCAGCTTACCCAGCTATCGTTGGGCCAAGGATACCTATGCTGATGTGGTTGCCAAGATCGCAGATCTTTCCACAACTATCGCAGATCATACGGCAACTTTGGCTGACCCTGTGAAGCAAAGAGAAATATATAAGCGTGAGGTCCAGGCACTGAAGAAGCTGCCAAAAGTGGATCGATGATCAGCGGGGCAATCACATGGAAGACAGGGTTCCCAATCCCAGCATAGGCTTCTACCTCACCACAGCATTCGACTACGAAATACGCAACAGATTGGACATAGACATAGCTAGTCTACAGATCATTGACGAGCTCAATGAAGAACAGTGTGATCAGCTGAGGATATTGAACACTGTGAAAGAATACATGATAAAGCGCAAGGGTGAGATCAAACCATGACCGATTGGTTAGTAACAGCCACAGAAACACAGGCCAAGCTGGAAGATGCTCTGACCAAGTTAGCGGCTGCTGAAGCCGAGTTGGCTCGGCACCGCTACAATCTGGGCATCATAGCGCACGATGGTTATGAGCTTAGCTGGGAGAAGATCGTGAACCAGCGTGACTATTTCATCAAGCTGGCGCGCCAATCGCTGTATCCAAAGGTGATCAAATGAGATATCACGCACATGTATATTGGAATGATGCTGAACAGCCCGCTGGTTGACAACGCTGTAGCCTGTGCTATGCTGGCTGTGATTAAAGAGAGGCAAGCAGCATGAGCGCAGAACGCAAACTGGTTATTCCCGAGGACACCTGCCCCTACATCGACATGACCATTGAACTCTTGGACAAGATTGCCAACCAAGATGACCTGCAGTGGCGAGTGAACCAAGCCGCGCTGGCCAAGGCTCTGTTGGAGCATGTGCGCGACAGCAACCAAGCACTGCGCACAGCCAGCAAGCACTGGTATGATCGTGCCAAGAAGGTCAAGCGATGATGGATGCTGTTGAACAGCACAGGTTGGTGTGCGAGGGCAAACTGCACCTCTGCCTTGACCCAGACAGTCTGCAGCCCGGTTTGCTTGACCCTATCACAGAGATCTGGGAACCAACCTCCGACGAGTTCAATCACATACAGTCCCAGGCCTATGAAGCTTGGGTTGATTGGAAAAGGGAAATGCTGAGGAGGCAACATGCCTGAACCTGAGCAGATTGTAGTGCTGGACTGGCGCCGTCTAGATGATTGGGAAGCCATGGAGCGAGTGGAATGGCTGCGAGAGAATCTAGTAGCAGGTGAAGACTGGGGCGTGTGCAACGATCCGCGCATGTGTGTGCTCAAGACCGAGGTAGCGGGCACACTCTATCGCATGCGATGGTTTGACGGCACGCAAACCAGCTTTGAACCATACATGCCTGATTCGCCGCTGCTGCCCTATCTGGATGACCTCAAAGAGGTAGACCGGAACCTTGACAAGATGAAAGAGATGCTGGAGGACAGGCTATGACCGTTGAAGAAGTCATTGAATGGTGCACCGCCCATGAGCTGGTTGACCTCATGGTACAGATGGGTTGGACCAAGAGCAAGGGCGAAGGTCGCAGGCTGATCACCCAGGGTGGCATACGCATCAACGATGAGAAAGTCACTGATCCAAACACATACGTGTTCGTCACGCAAGACCGCAAGCAATTCTATCTGCTGGGCATAGACTGGAGCAAGGTACATGGCACAGCCACTGCGTGACGACCTGATGGTACAGCAGCAGATCTCAGGACCTTGGCAGATGTTTGTTGGTTGTATAATGCTAAACCAAACAGGGCGTAAACCTGTGAAGACCGTGCTGCCAGAGTTCCTCGAGCGTTGGCCCACGCCTGAAGCCTATCTGGCAAGCGATCCGGATGAAGTAAAGGCAGTGATACGTCCTCTGGGATTCTACAATCGCAGGGAACGCACCTTCCGCCGCATGAGCCAAGACTTCCTGGCCTGGGACGGTGTAGATGCTACCAAGTTGTATGGCATTGGACTGTACGGGTCGCAAAGCTACAGGATATTCTTCCTTGGTGAGCGCTTTGAACCGCAGGACAAGGAACTGCGCCGCCATCTTGGCTATCCGCAGCTGGCATAAATTATAGCATGAAGATAGATGAACTCAGCCAAGGTGCCAGCAAGGCCCTGATATGGAGCAGGTTGGACGACACCTACCTGTTCATACTGCGCAGCGATCTCAGCAAGCATCCACTGCAGTGGGACCTGCCCGGTGGGCATGTTGATCCGGGCGAGAACCACAGGCAGGCCCTATATCGTGAGCTGATGGAGGAAATCGGCGCAGATCTCGAGGATCAACCCAGCATCCTGCTCAGCGAGACCGAGACGCAGGAACCGCGCTTTGTGATGCGCAATTACGCCATCTGCGTGCCCAAGCAGTTCGAACCCATGCTCAACTGGGAACACGTAGAGTGGCAGTGGAAGAGCCTAGACGAGATGCCAGAACCTGTGACGTTCAGCGTAGACATGCTGATGAGCAACGATCATGCTGCAGAACGTCTCAAGACTTTCATAGACCAGCAGCGCAAAGCAGGTTGACAGCTTTACACACTGTGTTATTGTAGTCACATGTTTGATGTGGATGAGCTAGCAGCACGACTGGGCACACGCAGGACCGTGATCGGTGTGAGCGGTGGTGTAGACAGCATGGTACTGCTGTATATTATCAGCCAGAATCTCGATAAATTTCACTGTGATCTCAGTGTGGTTACAGTAAATCATAAGATAAATGCTAACAGTGACGCTTGGGCAGAATTTGCTGGCAAGCAATGCACCAAGATGGGCATCCCTGGGTTTACCTTCACTGTCAAGGTCAACCCCAATGGTAACCTGGAGAATGCTGCCAGAGAAGCACGCTACAGCGCATTTGCCAACATGGAACCTGAAGCTATCGTGCTGGCACACCATGCAGATGACCAAGCAGAGACGGTGCTGATGAAGCTGTTCCGTGGTGCAGGTGTGCGTGGTCTCAAGGGCATGGAGAAATATGGTCCCAGTTGGAACGATCCCGAGGTGCTGCTGTGCCGCCCCATGCTGGAGCTCAGCAAGCGTGAGATCGTGACCTATGCCAAGCTATGTGAGATCCCACATGTGGAAGATCCAAGCAACACTGATTGCAATTATGATCGCAACTGGATCCGCAACGATCTCATGCCTGACATCAAGCGTAGGAATCCATTGGCGTTGGACAATATCTGTAGAACTGCTAGCATTGTAGGTGAGAGTCTAGAGCTACTACGTGATCTAGCAAGCATCGATCTGTGTAACGTTACGCAAGCAGATGGTAGTCTATACTGGCCTAAACTGTGTAAACTTAGCCACACCAGGTTGAAAAACTTGCTGATGCTGGTGCTTGAACAAAATAATGTCAACAGCTACAGCACTGATCACATTGAAGAATTTTCTCGAGGACTGAGAAATGCCAACAGTGATAGCAAGAACGAGATGCGGATTGGCGATTTTAGGCTACAAAAACGCGGACATCGCGTTATAATACTGTAGTTAATACAGCAGTACACCTAACCGAACCAAAAGTGATAAATTACTATAGCAACTCGGAAGGAGTGCTCGAAACATGCGTGCAGGAACCTGCACCACACTGAGGAGAATAGATGGCTTTTCGGCCTATTTTGGTGCCGCTTGCGGTGCTGATGTGGGCAGCTACGGCGATCATCCACGGGGCCCATGCCACAGAGCACCCAGCACCCACCGCCCAGCTGCATCACCACCACCACGATAGATCTTGCCATGCCAAGGCTCACAGAGCCTGCAAGGGAAAAAAGCATGTGAAGCATGCCATAGGTCATCACGGCCATTGGGTAATCACGGATGAAGATGATCTACCAGATGGTCCTATGAGCAATGTGCTTGATGTGGCTGCTCAGTACCAGGGATTAGATGAGCACAAGGATGGCAAGCAGCTTACCCAGTTGTTTGACACAGAGCTTGACATGAGCATCAATCCGCGCAAGACAGCGTGGTGTGCTGCGTTTGCCAATGCTGTGTTGGTCCAAGCTGGTTATGACTATAGCGGTGGCCTTGAAAGTGCCAGCTTCGTGCGCTATGGTAAGCCTGTCAAGGAACCAGCCAGAGGTGACATAGTGGTCCTACACGGCGGACGTCGCAGTCCTACCCATGTGGGATTCTTGGTTGGTACTGCCAGAGTGAACGGCCAGCTGTTTTACACAGTGCTGGGCGGTAACCAAAGCAACCGGGTTCAGATCAGCTATTTCCCAGCCAGCAAGGTCATTGCCATACGCAGAGTTGGTTGACATATGTTCTAGCTCAGCTATCTTTAGCATATGAGCACTGGGATAGACCACGATCATGTGAAAGCGCTGGAACTGGAGATTGCTATATTGACCAGCAGGCTACAGCCCCATGACACAGGTCATCTGTACACAGCTATAAATGTACTACAAGCTCGCATCGACGAGATATTATGTCAGGGAGACAACCGTGAACGACAACAGTGATTTTGAATCAACATATCGCACTTGGCACACACGTCTATCCTACATCAAGAGTGCTGTGCGCATCTCAGCATGCGCTATCGCTTTGTATGATAGCAGCATCGCGGTGTTAGCAGCCGGGCTGTTGATTGCCGAATTGGTTGGTATTGCGGAGGAGTGGGTGTGAGCACGCAGAGCAAGGTTGGCACAGATACAGTGATATTGGTCGCGGTGATATTGATATTGGCGGCTGTATTCTCACCGTTCATGACCATCTGGAGCCTCAACACGCTGTTCCCGCAGCTGGCAATTCCCATGAACTTTTACACATGGCTAGCCATGGAATGGATCAACCTCATCATCATCGGACGGATCAGCAAGCGTGGGTGATTTTGCCAGCTGGATGGGCGGCAAGGCTGTGCGCCTTGGCCCCATGGACAGTGACAAGATACCCGAGATCGTAAGGTGGTTGCATGATCAGCATGGTGGTTATTACCATTGGCATGGCACGCACTATGTGGGATTCGCTGGCTATAAAGGCGGCGAGTTTACTATTAAACCCATGCATGTAGGACACGGTCACGTGGTGTTGGATGTTCTGCTGCCAGATGATACTTCTGCTATGACCACTTGGTTATATTGGGCTTAAATAGGCAGTGACCAAGAAGATGAGCATCACTTGCGGAGTTTTAATAACCAACGGCGAACAGTTGTTGATCTGTCACCCCACCAACAGCAAGCACTGGGACATACCCAAAGGCCGCAAAGAAGGTTGGGAGATGATAGGCGATGCTGCGGTCAGAGAACTGCAGGAAGAAACTGGATTGGTACTTGCTAGCAGCGATATACGCTACATTGGTATCTGGAGTTACAAGACAGGCAAGGATTTGGCACTGTTTTCATACAGTACCCAGAGCATGCCCGAACCGTCTGTGTGTTTCTGTGCTAGCATGTTTGAGTATGAAGGACAACAGATCCCAGAGATGGACGACTGGGCTGTGGTCAGCTGGGACGATGCTATTGCTAAGATGAACCCAGATCTCGCCAGAGTACTCACAACTGCCAGGACGCAGATCTGGTGAAGGTCATCCTCTATCGAGACAAGCACCTTCAGAAATTGCCATGGAAAGACATCAACACCAAGGCCTATCGCAATCACAGGATATGGTTATACGATCTGCTTGGGGTAGAATCTTGGTTGAACGATCGTGGTCTGCATCTCAACATGGAAAACGTGCGTCACAAAGATGCAGAGGGACTGTGGATAGTGACCACGTTCTGGGCGGATCTCACGCACGAACAGCAGATAGAATTAAAACTAACGCTAGGTTAATCGGTCAAAAGAAAACCCAGGATCGCTCCTGGGTTCTCAGTCTCTGCCGGTAGAGCGGATCAGAACTTAACGGTAGCACCGAGCATGAACTGGTCACCAGTTGCATTCCAGCTCGTGTCATAGTTGCGTGCAACCTTTGCGCTCAAGCTGTAGCTCTTGTTGATGTCATAGGTGACACCAGTGGTGAGCTGGTTGCTCTGGTAGCCATTGGTACCGCTGTCAACTGCTGAACGGAAACGATAACCGAGAGCGTTGAAAGTGATGTTGTCAGTGACCTTGTAGTCAGCATTGCCATACAGCGCATAGTATGCGAAGTTGCTGGTGCTGAACTTCTCACCGAGACCAGCCTTACCCGTGAGCGTAACGCCGTAGATAGCTGGCAGTGAATAACCAGCCTGTGCTTCGAGGTTCTGGTTGAGCTGGCTGTTAGGCACCTGCGTGGTCTGTGCCATGCCACCGACGAAGAAGCCGCCGCCGATGTTGTGCTTGTAGGTCAACTGGTAGATGTCGTCGACCTTGCTGCCGAAGTTGTTGGCAAGATCCTGACCGTACTCGATCTTCAAGCTGTCAGTGCTTTCTGCTGGAACAGCAGCAGCAACTGGAGCAGGAGCCGGAGCAGCCTTCTTCTTTGGTAGATCAGTTGCGAAAGCAACCGAAGCAGTTGCCAACAAGGCAACCATTGCTGTAGAGATGATCTTCATAATATTTCCTTCATGTTATAGCGGGTCCTTTTTGGATCCTCGGACCGGCTTGGTTAACCATTTTGCCATGACTGGCTAGCTATATTTAATAGTTAACGACCAAAAGAGCAAGATTGTGCGCCGCAAATTGTCACAAATCATGTAGCAGATTGTAACAAAATAAACGGTTGACAGCAGATTTAGCTGTGTTATTGTGTGATCAATATGCAATTTACTCGGAGCTACAACATGCAGGAAGTCATTGCAGGTACGTTAGAAATCGGCGAATTTGTTAATTATTTTATGTACGGGCTGAGCAACAGAGGTTCTCGCTACGGTAAGGCAACCGTATCGCGTAAGTCTAAGAACTATGTTTGGGTAAGAACTCCTACCAAGATCATACGGTTTGGCAAGAATGATAAGCTTTACAAGGATTTATGATGACCAAGGTTATCGTGTTTGACATCGACGGCACTGTGGCAAATATCACACACCGCAGGCACTGGGTGGCCACAAAACCCAAGAACTGGGGTGCATTTAATGCTGGCATGGCGCAGGACACGGTGTATGCAGACATCAAGTTCTTATACGATACCTTGGCTGCAGCCGGCAACACCATCGTCTTCTGCAGTGGACGCGGCGAGGAAAACCGTGATGTAACCGAGAGTTGGTTGCGTGCCAATGGATTTGCGTGGTCTGCTTTATATATGAGAGCTGCTCGAGACCACAGGCAGGACAGCATTGTCAAGGTTGAACTGTTGGCAGTGATCCGTGCGCACTTTGGTGAACCCTACTTGTGGCTTGACGATCGCAATCAGGTGGTTGATGCCATCCGAGCACAGGGTGTTAGAGTTCTCCAAGTTGCACAGGGCGATTTCTGATGTCGCAGCGACCAACTGTGCACATTTTACACATGTACCAGCAGCGCCAGCGCCAGCGTTGGCTGCTGCCTCAGAGCTATGATGCTCAGGCGCGAGGCATCTGGATACCTACCAAACCGCGTGTCAATATCACATGCTAGGAGACGCACATGAATGACGGTAACATAGCAGCACGCATGTCAGAGCTGATGCGACCGGTGGATCAGCAGATCATGATGTGCGATGATCGCGAAGAAGTGCTGATGATGGCCTGCGCCATGATGCAGCGAGTGCGTGAGATATTTGACACTCAGATCGGCGAGGAAGCTCGCAAGGTTATGTTCGGAGACTATGCCAAATGAACATCAAGTTCACCATACTCAGTGCCATAGTTGGCTCAGTGCTGTGCATGTTCTTCAACTTAAACATCATGCAGTATATCTTGGTGTTGGTGATGACCAACATGATATGGAGCGTGATCTGCCACTACAACGATTGGTTCATGGACATCTAACAAGGGTACAACAATGACTCACTTTCTCAAGAACGGAAATACCTGGCGAGTGGCTGCCAATGCTGCCATGGACCTCCACAGCCTGCTGCCAGCAGGCAACTACATCATCAAGGCTGACCAGTTTGGCAACCTCTACCTAGAAGAGATTGACAGCTTCACAGCACCAAAGAAGATCTACGGCGACACGATCAAGACCGCAGACCGCATACTTAACACCTTTGACGATCGACCAGCCAGCACCGGCGTGCTGCTCACGGGTGAGAAGGGCAGTGGCAAGACACTGCTGAGCAAGATGCTGAGCATCAAGGCAGCTGAGCAGGGCATCCCAACCATCGTGATCAACCAGCCGTGGAAAGGTGATGCCTTCAACAAGCTGATCCAGGACATCCAGCAGCCCTGCATGGTGCTGTTTGACGAATTTGAAAAGGTCTATGATCGCGAGGACCAGGAGCACATGCTCACGCTGTTGGATGGTGTGTTCCCCAGCAAGACGCTGTTCGTGCTTACCTGCAATGACAAGTGGCGCGTGGATCAGCACATGCGCAATCGTCCAGGCCGCATCTACTACATGTTGGATTACACTGGGTTGACCATGGAGTTCATCGAGGAATACTGCGATGACAACCTTGCTAGTCCACAGCACAAGGACAGCGTGTGCAAGATCGCCAGCCTGTTCAGCGCATTCAACTTTGACATGCTCAAAGCGCTGATCGAAGAGATGAACCGCTATGGCGAGACCGCACAGGAAGCCATGCGCATGCTCAACACCAAGCCCGAGTTTGCCAACAATGATGAGTACACGGTGCAGCTGATCGTGGACAACAAGCCCGTGGAAGCCAAGGACGTGGAAAACAACAGCAAGTGGAGCGGCAATCCTCTGAGCGGTGAGATCGAAGTGGAAGTGCGTGATTACGATGAAGCCGGTGAGCAGGACGGTTGGATCACCTACAGCTGGAACGGGCGCGATCTCAGCAAGGTCGATCCCAGAGAAGGCAAGTTCCAGTTCACCAACGAGGATGGCACGGTGGTGCTAACTCGCATCCAGAAGTCCAAGACCAACTATTTCATGGACTTTTGAGGGAATATTGAAATGACCACAGCCTATGAATATCAGAGGGTACATCAGCTGGACAGCATGGCAGCAGACTGCGGATTCAAGGTGGTACACAGCAATATCTGGGGCAGCGATGCCACTCTGAGTTTGATCCCAGCTGACGACGATGCCCTGCCAATCTACAATCGCAGTGCCAAGATAGCCACCGGTGACGTTGATTATCTGACCACTTGGATACAGGGTTGGCAGGCCAGCCGAGAGTATCTCAGCATGCTCAAGCTGGCTGAACCACAAAAAATTGCCAAGGCCGAGGACAGTCACAGGAAGCGCATGGTTGCTGCCAAAGAATATGTTGAGCGCAGGCGTGTGCTTAAGGTGCTCAAGGAAGCTTGATCAGTGCTCGTGGAAGAATATGCTGCGCACCACGTCCACGGTGACTGCCACAGAGATGGTTATAGCCATCACAGTGCCGCCTATGACCTTCTCCCAGTCTTCCCAGGTTTCCATGATGTTATTTAATGGTTAACACAATGCGAGCATGGTTGAACAAATGGTACGGAGATGATGGTCCATTTTGGACCTGGCCCGTGACTGCGTTCGGCATAGCATTGCTGATCGTGATACCACTGTTTATCATAAACAGCGACTGGGGTGTGCTAGCCATCTACAGCATACAGCTTGGTGTGATTCTAGGTGTGGTTGCATGGCAGTGGTGGAACCGCAGCCTCAAGCGCAGGCTGCGCCGTTGGCTGGCCCGAGAGCTCATGGGATACACCATGCAGCGTGGGCATGTGCATGGTCCGGTTGGAGAACTAGATAATCCGGGCAACCTCTGCGGTAGTGGCGGACAGTCATTCCGACCCATGACCAAGACTTGGCAGGAAATCTTTGACGAATGGCCTGACCGCAGTCTCAGGATCGGGGCCACGGGCAAGAACAACAAAGCCATCGTCGAAGCCATGTTCTTTGGATATTTTGCTCCATTGGAACACTGGTGTGAACGCAATCTCAGCCATGGGTTCTATCTGTGGTCAGATCACCTAGGTATCAGCCTGATCATACCTAGTGAGCAGGATCGCATCATGTGGATGCTGACGTGGAATGACATGCTGCCTACACCAGAAGATCTGGACGCAATCTAGTGATTGGCCCTCACCGTTGGGTACTGGGACCAATCATAGAGCTCGTAGGAGAAGATTTACCCAAGCATCTCACAGGCAGCACCATCATAGTGGGTGATCCCTCGCACTGGATGCAGAATCAAGCAGAGCTGGAAGCTGATCTCCAAGATCTGGGAGGAGAGCGACGGGGCATGGTGTTGTGGTTTCCTAACGCTGAAACCCGCACGCTTTGGTTGTTGCGCTGGAGTTAATTATAGACAATATTGATATAAATGTTATTGTTAGAAAGTAACCAGAGAGAACACAATGCCAGCGGTATACGATAGAATTATAGGCGCTAGATCTGCACATACCATGCAGATCTATGTTGGATTGGGAACGACCTGCAATTTTGATTGCAAATACTGTCCTACATACGTGCACGACGGGGCTATACCGTGGCAGGACATCGATCTATTGATGACTGTGCTCACTGAGATTCGCAAGCAATATGCCTGGAAAACACATAGGACCTACAACCTACTAGGCGGTGAGCCAACTAGTTGGGCCAAGCTATCAGAGTTGTGCCAACGTATCAAAGCCATGGATGATAGCAGCAGCATCATGATAGCTACTAATGGCAGCAGGACAGTTCGCTATTGGCGAGATATAGCACCATACATAGATCGTGCTATCGTTAGCGTGCATGTGGCACAGATAGACATACAAGAACTCAATGAAAACTTCAAGGAATGTATCCTGGGCGGCATGCATCTATCAACCAACATACTCATGGATATCAACTGCTGGGACAAGGCTGTTGCAGATGCACAGTGGATGACACAACATGGCTGGAGCCATTACATAACCATGAAACCAGTTGAGACCATGTTAGGCAGTAATGGATTGCAACCTTACACTGCTGAACAGACCAATACCATATCATCATGGGGGAATGACCTTCAAAAAAGCAGATATCAAGCATGTCTGGATCTAACTGCCCCGAGACCGCTGCCAGATACTGACCTTTACAAATTTGCTACTTCAGACGGCGATATCAGCCCATTAAATAATTTCCAAGCAGTAAGCAGCGGTCTTGATCACATGAAAGGTTGGCACTGCTTCTTAAATGCCGACAAGATCAGCGTACACACAGACGGAATGGTCAGAGCAGGTGATACCTGCGATCAATGGCCTATGCTGGGAAACTTCAAGACATCAGATCCTTCAACCTGGGATTGGACCATAGCTGCGCAGCAGTGTAGGCGAGATCGCTGCGTCTGCGGTGGCGACTTGGATACGCACAAGTTCAAAGATGCTGCTAGTGCTGCTGAATACGACAAGATCATCAGGGATCGCATGAAAATCTCCGGTTGACAAGCTTTCGATCCATGCTATCGTACGATATAAGCAAACAAGGAGTTGGACATGTACACTCTAGCAGCTATGTTCGTGGGTGCAGTGATTGGTGCTATCGTGATGGATCTGCTCTGGGCATTGCGCTTGGGCATCCCACAGGCCATGTGGCGCAATCGCACTCAGCGCAACGAGGATTGATCTATCACAGACCAGGAGATTTCCATGCCAAAGGCTCGTTATTTTGATTTCACAATCCGCAAGCACAAGCTAGTGTATCAGGGTGTTGCTGTGGGCGATTTCTCAAACTGCTGGTATACGCCACGCGAAGTGGTGGACTACATGTGGCAGTTTGAAGTTCCGGATTCAAAGCTCTTTGCCTATGTCAAGAAAGGCAAAGATATCTGTAACCTAGTGAGCGATTTGGGGTATTTTCCCGAGAAGCTTCGCGACCGTATGAAAGCTTACGGGATCAAACCAACTTGGGCCAACTGGCACAAGCTAGAAGACGATTGTCATGGCAACTCGCTATCAACCTGTACAGTCGCAGGTGACGTAGAATCCATGACGGCTCGGCAGGTTCGTAACTTCGTGCGCAAACACGGACCAAAGAACCTCAAGGTCTACTTTGAACTGCATTGCACGCTAGATCGTGCCACAGATCCAGAGACTCGTGGCTATTTTGGCAACTCTCCAGAAGAGCGTCGCCAACAAGTCAACAATGTCTGGCGCGCAGCTGCGTACCAGATGACGGGCATGGATTTTGATGAAGCCTGTGAAATGGCAGAGGATATGCGCTGACATGCCAAAGCTTTACATGTTGATAGGCGTGCCCGGATCAGGTAAGAGCACCTGGATCCGGTCGCGCAGCCACGATGCTGTGGTAGCCAGCACTGACGACAAGATCGAAGCTGCTGCGGCTGCGCAAGGTCTCACATATAACGATGTATTTGAGGCTGAGATCAAGGCTGCCAATGCAACTCTGCGTGAAGATGTAAAGCAGGCCGTCAAGGACAAGCGAGACATCATCTGGGACCAGACCAACCTCACGGCCAAGAGCCGCCGGGGCAAGCTGGGACAGGTGCCCAAGCACTATGAGCGCATTGCCCTGTATTTTCCCACCCCAGACGGTGAGGAATTGGCACGCCGTTTGGCTAGCCGAGTGGGTAAAACCATCCCTGCTCACGTGATGGCTAGCATGATCGCTAGCTTGGAACCCCCAGTTCCGGACGAGGGTTTTGACGAGATCTACCAGGTACCCGGGGCTAAGAATCCGGAATAGCTCTAGCTAACCTATTGAGATCTTTATCAGAAAAAACTACAAAATAGTGGTTGACGGCACATATAACCATGCTATTGTACACATGTTGAAGCAAACACACACGGAGTTACACACATGGAAAAGCTTTTCACGGTCGCAGGTTACAGCACGCTCAACGGTGAGACGAAGGCTCGTTTCGCTACTTCTATGGACCGCGTGAAGGTCCTCGCACGCAACGGACACACGGACATCAAGCTCCAAGAGTTGCCAAAAGCAATGACCAAGGAGCAGGCAGTGTCGTTCCTCGAAGGTGCCAAGGCACCTGTGGCCAAGGCAGCTCCGGTAGCTGAAGTTACCGACATTGCAACAATCCGCGCCAAGAACCTCGAGACCATCGCCAAGACGGCTGAGAAGCTGGAAAAGATGGAAGAGCGTGCTGGCATGCGTGAAGCTGTCTAACAGCTGACGCACTGTGGACATTGGGACACGCGGGGCGACCCGCGTGTCGTCGTATCTAAGCTTAAATAATGCCATGCGCATTCAAGAACTCCTCGAAGGTGGCTGGGACACCACGGTCACACAGGGCACGGTGATCAAGCCTGCCACGGTCAAGACCACGCTGGCCAAGGTACAGCAATTCGTCACAGACTTCAACCGCTGGCTCAGTGCCACCAACCAAGGTCCGGTTGAGCTGGGCAGGCCCACTGGTTCGGGCACCTATCACGAGATAGATGCACTAGAACAGCCTGACAAGATCTACGGCGACATCGATCTACAGATGATAGCACCAGACGTGGAAGGTGCTAGCTACTATCAATATACCACTCATTGGAACAAGCTAGCTGATGAGTTTGTCAAGAGCCAGCATCCCGATTACATACATCCCGGCGAGAGCAAACCAGGACATCCCATATTCCAGATCGGACCTGATCAATACGTGCAAGTGGATTTCATGTGGCACCCACCTCATCTCAGAGCTTGGGGTGCTGCTCGCGTAACACCTGAGCGCGGTGTCAAGGGACTACTGGCCGGTAACCTCTACAGCGTGTTAGGTGACTTGTTGGACATGAGCATACAGCACGCAGGAGTGCAGCTCAAGACCGTGAACGACATGCATGTGCCGTTCAGCAAGCAGAAGGACACAGTAGTCAAGACCATAAGCGTAGATCCAGAAAGCTTCGTCTATGACATCTTCATGAACGAGTATGAGCAGATCACTGGAAAGAGCCCGGCCACTGCCAAGTTAGACCCATTGTTAAATCGTTTCCGCGGCAACGATCCCAGTGACGTGAAGATCAGCAAGATGGTCAATGCAATCAAAGGTTTAGCACGTAGCTTTGAGCTCAACGGTATGTACGGTAAGAAAGACCTTGCTGGGTTTACAGATGCCAATGATTTCCTAGCACAGTTCATGCAGCGTTACGAAGGCAAGGCCATGGGCGATGTAAACAGTGCCAAGCGTGCCAAGGCGGAGACTCCCGAAGCCAAGGCCCGTGCAGAAGCCGATCGGCAGAAGGTACTGAGCGGCCTAGAGTCAGTCAAAGGACTGTTTAACATATGATGCAGTACAGGAGCGTGTGGATAAATGAGATCTTAAGCCGGCTCCGAATCCGCATAGTTTACCGCATTTAGGACAAGGTATCTTAAGAACAGGTCCGGATTTAATACCTTTCATCTTAGATGGTTTTCCAGATTTGACTGCGGAGATCTTGGCGTTATGCTCTAAACTTTTGGGCACCCCTCGGATACGAGATATGCGAGATTCTACATGGGAGGCTGATTGTTTACGGCCAAGTAATTTCCCTTTAGCAGCTCCGCCATTTCCGCCGTCTCCACCGTCGGTTTGATTTCTAAGGATACCTGTGCCAATATCTTTACGACCGTACCATCTAATTAATCTACGCTCAAATGCAGCTGCTCCGATATCTGTTAGGCCTTCGGCGATGATTACTATAAGATTCTTGTCACTTGGAAGTGGGCAGTTGTGTTTTGGATGCCAGGCTCTATTCTTGACACCTTTACCTATGTAATACGGAGTCAAATCTGATTGTCTAAGATAGGCATAGACGTACGAATAGGAGGGATAAGTAGGCATGCTGTGAGCTCCTCTAAGCCATAGAGTCGATGGATGTTACCAGCATCGCGATCGACGCTATATTTATCGGTTGACAGATAGATCTCCTGTGCTAATGTATGTTTATAAGCATTACGGAGAGCCATATGCGGTACGAGTTCCCAGAGATCCGACACTTAGAGGACGTTCGCGCAGCTATCGAAGGCCGTGACGAGTTCATCATCGCAGAGCGCGATTGGGGTTATGTAGTAAATTACATGGTTAATGTAACAGACACGTTCCCGCCTGTGACCGAGGACCAGTACTGGTGCCCTGGCTGCAAGCAGATGGTGTCTGAGGTTGGACATTGCGGTAGCCAGCGTTGCCCAGAGCCTGTGAACCTCGCAGCTATTCGGCGCGAATGCCGCGGCCTGCTGTTCCACCCAGATGGCTCAATCATGGCGCGTCGCTTGCACAAGTTCTTCAACGTGAACGAGCGTGATGAGACGCAGCACAACCTCATTGACCTTAGCAAGCCTCACGTGATCCTTGAAAAGCTGGACGGCAGCATGATCACTCCAGTGGTCACTGAGCATGGCCTGCGTTGGGGTACCAAGATGGGCCTCACGGAAGTGGGCATGCAGGCTGAAGAATGGATCGCCAGCCGTCCTGACATTGCTCGCTGGGCACAGCGACAGCTGGATCAGGGTTGGACGCCCATCTTTGAATGGTGCAGCCGCAAGCAGCGCATCGTGATAGACTACGTGATCGATCGCTTGGTCTTAATTGCTATGCGCCGCACGGTCGAAGGTACCTACATGGGCTATGCGGACATGCGTGCTGAAGCTGAAGGCAATGCACTGGATGTGGTCCGGGCCTATGCGGGTACCACGGCAAACATGGAGCACTTGATCACTGAGACTCGCGCTGCTGAAGGCATCGAGGGCTGGATCATCCGCTTTGACGACGGCCACATGGTCAAGGTCAAGGGCGATTGGTACGTGCGCATCCACAAGACCAAGGATGCTCTGATCCACGAGAAGAACGTGGTTGAGCTGTTGGTTAACGAGAAGCTGGATGACATCAAGGCATTCATGCTGGATGATGACCGCAAGCGCATCACTGAGTTCGAGACTGACTTCTGGATGGGTGTGCATCAGACGGTCAAGAGCTATGATCACTACTTCGACACCGTGGTGGCACATGGCTTGGATCGCAAGCGTTATGCTCTGGAGTGGATGCCCACCATCAAGGCACAGGATCCACATGCTCCGGGCATCGTGTTTGGCAAGTTTGATGGCAAGGACACTCGTGCCATGGTGCTGGACATCATCAAGCGCAGCGTGGGCAGCCAGACCAAGATCGATGAAGCACGTCACTTGTGGGGCAGCTTCCGTTGGAGCTATCAGTTTGATGGAGACGTGTGATGCTCACAGACGAACGTGACTTGATCGTGAAACAGATCGCTGGGATGCTGGATCATCCCAGCGTGTACATGGGAGGCCCTAGCCACCATAGCCTGCGTACAGCCCGGGGTATCGTCGACATGTTGGAGCGCAGCCAGCGACTGGTTCCCACAGCCTGCGATCACAGTGACTATGGAAGCTATCGGGAACACGGCGTGTTTTGTCCCAGATGCGGGCTGAAGATCAGGGAAGCAGAGTGATGGAAGATATCAGCGGCCGTGTGCTGATCGTGATGTGGGACCGAGAAGGCTTGGACAGTGTAATAGATGCCACCCAGCTGGACCAGGACAACATCTGGAACATCCTCAGCGACAACGGCCAGACGGTGGACAAGGTTGACAGTGTTCTGATGCGCTTGAGGTTTCGAGCGCGGTTCAACAGCCACAGGTGCTGCGAGATCTATGCCATCAACGTGGATGAGGCCATCACCGGCGATGACATCGGTGATTGGTTCGAGGCCAACCCACAGGGCGCAGCTGATCTCATACGCTCACGCGGAACACGCTTGCTGAGCCAGCGCAGCCGAGAAGCTCGAGTAGTGATCACCTAATAGCAGAGGAGACGGGTATGAACCAACGAATTAAGGAACTTGCCGAACAAGCAGCAGTAAATGATATGGTCAATAACTTTAATGGTGAAGACTACACAGTCAGGATGCCCAGTGAAACATGGGCAGGAGAGTTCGCTGAGTTGATCATTCAAGAATGTGTTAAGGTCTGCACCGAAGGTAACCAGATCGAGAAGGCGATGGGTTTGTATTACTCTAAGCAAATCAAGAAGCATTTTGGAGTAGAGGTGTGAACAACCTGCGATGGAAAGACTTGATAAAGCAAGCTGTCCAAGAGATTGGACCCGAAGATAATCTCAGCAAAGAAGAAACTTTGAAAAGATATGCTGAGTTAATCGTGCGGGAGTGTGCCGATCTAGCCAAGACTAGCCAGTATACGAGCGCAAGTAGCGATTATTATGATGGCTTTAATGAAGCCTTGGTGTATGCTAGCATCAAGATCAAACAACATTTTGGAGTCGAATGATGCAACTGGGATCACCATTTGACGCACTGCATGGAGCCATAGCTTCAGCCGTGCATCATGACATACCTGAGATCACCTACCAAGATCGCGACTGGGAAGCCTACAAGGGCATGACAGGTCCAGAGCAGGTGCTTGCTGTGAAGAACCATACAGTTCCTACGATCACCAAGACTCGCAGGGTCTACACGGATGAGGTTGAAGTTGTGATGTTCCCACAGACCTGGGGCAGCACTGCTCTGGGCTATGGTGGCATTGGTGGTGCTGCGATGACACCTGCTTATACAGTTGTAGTCAGCTATGAAAACCACATGTGCGTGTATTTTGGACACGGGCGCTTGGCCTACAGGTTGGACTACAACCAGATGAGCACAGAGGGTCGCGAGCGCTGGCGCAGTGATCTGCAGGCACATAATCTAGAAGACATCCGTGGATCAGGGAAGTATCGGTGATGGAACACAAGTGGTACATGATAATGGTGGCAGTGGTCATGACGGCTATCATGGCAGGTGCGGGTGTAGCTGAATATGCCAAGAGCAACTGCCAGCTTGAGCTGGGCAAGGCTGGTCGCAGTGCTGAAGACATTGCCAAGATCTGTAGATGACACACCTCAGCCGAGAACAGGCATTTGAAGAGCTGCTCAGGGGTGAGACCACTCTGGAGATACTGGAATCCGTGGCCAAGACTCGTGCATGGCTGCGCACACTGCACACTCGGCAGCTGATGAACATGCGATATACGGTATTCTACGCAGTGCCAGAAGGCTTGACAGAAGCAGATGTGCGTGCTATGATACTGGCAGAGCTAGACACTCGCGAGCATGTACCAAACAAGATGGAAGCCAAGTTAGCACGGCAGGCACGTGCCAGACAGAGCAAGAGCAACCGCAGGAGCAAGGCATGATTGACAGACGCAGCAGCGAGATCATCGAAGATCTTATCGCCAGCCTTGAAAGCATGATCGACACGCTGGACGACGAGTGGAGCCGCAACCACGAGGGCAGCTGGCGCATGGCAGACAACATCCGGCAGAACGTGCTGCCCAAGGCCAAGCAGCAGTTCAAGCAACACTTGGATGAGTACATTGATCGCCGCATCGAGACCTACCTGTCCAGGCACGGGTCAGGACAAGGACCAAGAGCATGATTGAGTTTAGCACAGACCACAACAACACAGACACGGTGAGGTTGCTGCCAGATGATCAGGGATTCAGCTTCTACCAAGGCAGTCTGCGCTATCCCAGAGCCAGCATGCAGATCAGTGCTGATTGTCCAGACCATGTCAGAGATCTAATAATACAAGCACAATATCACGGATGGCTCAAGCCCGTGGTTCACATGAAGCAGGAAGAATGGGCCTGGGCTAGGATGGCAGGAGATGACTGATGCTGCATTGGAATTGGGGTTGGTATCCAGATTGGATCAAGGCCAAGCAGGCCGAGCATGAGGCACGTGCCACAGTGACCAGGCTGTGCAGCGAGGACAGCAGCCTGACCAGGGCTAGGAAGATCTGCCAGCATGCTGGCATAACTATGGATCGCAACATGATGGCGCTGCTGCCCGCCATGGTAGAGGTATTGGATGCCTACAAGCAGCTGGATGAGGAAGCGAGGCTACAGCAATGAAGAGACTCTTAGTGATCATGGCCTTGATGGCCACGCCTGCCACAGCAGAAAGCAATGCTCCAGCAACGCTTAGCTGCTATTTCCAGACAGGTGAAAGCTTCACGGTGGTTGGACAGGCAGGGACCACCATGATACAGTGGGGTAACAACGCTTTCAGATCTGCTACCAGCGCGTTCGAATCGCCGTGGTTGACAGTGGTGGAACGTGCTGACAATGGCAACATGTTCAAGATGGCCTTCAACGTCAATACCAAGGATGCGTTTGGAGAGACCACGTTCACGGACGGGCACAAGAAGGGCGGTCCCCTATGGTGCGTTTTTAGGTAATAGGATGCTAGCATGAGTTGGTTAACTTATGAATATTGGATATGGTTAGCCGACGTGCTTTTTTGGTACGTGAGCCTGCCAATCGTAGTTGCAGTCTTTTGCCTCGAGCTATGGCTTACCAAGCAGCGTGCAGCACGCTACAAGAACGCGCTGCATGACATTGCGGATGGCAATTACGAGACTGATTACAATCTGGTGAGAGCACAGAGAGATAGATTCGTCAAGCTGGCCAGGGAGACCCTGTATGGACGTTGGTAAGACATGGCAGCCCGTGCTGACCACTGTGGGTGGCATCATAGCTTTGGTGGGTTGGTATAACCTGCCCGACGGTGGGCCCAGAGCACTCACAGCACTGCTGGCAGGATTCATGCTGGCTCGAGGCATCAGTCAACTTGCATACACATGGAACACACGCAATGACACAGATAACACTGACCGGTGAACGCAGCGAGCGCAGAGCTCAGCTAAATGAGATGCTGCAGGAAGGCATCGTGGAAGTCACATTCACCAAAGTAAGCGGTGAGACTCGCACCATGCCCTGCACGCTCAAGCCCAGCATCGTGCCGCCAGCCAAGGCAGAAGATCCTGCCAGCCAAAAGCGAGTCAGAGATCTCAACGAAGCAGTGATGGTTGCTTGGTGCACAGACCGGCAGGAATGGCGCAGCTTCAGGCTAGACAATGTGATCAGCGTCAGCGTATAATCAGAAATTCCCGCAACTATCAAGGAGGCGCACATGAGCGTCATCAAGACCTTCCTACCTTTCGCTTTCATGGCAGTTATCCTGGCCAGCATGGTCGCACACTGGGGGGATCAGAGCTATTTCATGATCTGCGTGCTGGGCCTCATTGGCTGGCTTGACTATGCAGAGCTGCAGTATAAAGTCAGCAAGAATGCTCACTTACCGATAGACTAGATCATGTTTCGTTTCTTAAGTTCGGCAAAAATCGCAGCTGCTATGATCTGATGGCCAATCTCTGTTGGATGCCGGCACGGCAATGCTTGATTATGTTCGTTGATCAATCGTTGGCACCAACCGTCTGTGTTACCATTCGATGACATAAAATCAGACCACGATACGTTATCACATAGATGTCTGACACTGATAGGAGTGCTGTAACTTGCCATTATAGGATCTTCGAATGCGTTGAAAAATATGTAAGGTATGGCACGTTGTCGCAGGAAGCTGCTAAGCAGCATGACTTGATTAAAGAATCTCAGGTATGATTCATAGTCGTTCCAACCCACGGCTATATAAAATTGATTCCAGTTGCTCCCTCCGGGTATGTTCTTCATCATGTCGGCGTTGGGCAATAATTTGCGCCAGCGAGACCCAGCGTCGTTCACAGAGTTGCCTTGGTAGTCTATGCAGTGTATTTCTCTTCTATATGGGTGACTCCATCCTATTATGATCAAGAGATCAGAGCAATCGTTAGAACAGATATAATCCAGGGTTGTTCTCACTATTCGGTCATTGCTACCTCCAGATTCTCCGTGGTTAACATGATCAACATCTAGAAGAGCAGCTAACTTCGCAGGCCAACTGTGAGCTAACGCCCAATTGATATTGTCTTGGATCCTGAGGTTATAGGGCCCTGGATGATCTGGATGGTTGAGTCCTTCGCCTAATGTCCAGCTATCGCCGTTGGCATATAATTTCATTGACAGTCTCCAAATATCAGTTACATTTATCTAACAGGTTGGATTAAAAAATAATGAACGAAATCTGGATAGTCAGTGACACGCATTTTGGACACAAGAACATACTGGGCTTTAAGCACACAGACGGCAGCTTGATCAGAGGTAGCCGTTTTGGTTCTGTGGAAGATATGGACGAACATATGATCGAGCGCTGGAACAGCGTGGTGCGCCCAGGTGACAAGGTGTATCATCTGGGTGACGTATACATCGGAGATGGCCATAATGCGCTGAAAAGGCTCAATGGTCACAAGCGGTTAATCCTGGGCAATCACGACAATGTGAAAAGCCCGTACCTCTACAACAGTTTCAACAAGATACTGATGTGGCGCATGTTCCCAGAGTTCAATCTATTGTTGACACATGTACCCGTGCACGAAAGTAGCTTAGGTTTCAAAGTACAGTATAACGTCCACGGACACACACATGTTTATTCAATAAATGATCCGAGATACTTCAACGTGTGTGTGGAGAAGATGGATTATACTCCTATCCACATGGAAGATTTAATAGCCAGGTTACCGCCTCTTTAATCGCAATCTACCCGGTACCCAATCTGGACCAGGACAGTCTGGTGACATCCGTGTGTTACTACCGTTATTCCACCATCTGGATCCTTTGGCCCAGATATTCAGGCCTTTGTTGCGAACACCTATGGTTCTACCTAATGTATATCCAGTTGGAATCTGTGAAGTAGGGTATATCATAAATTCATCTATGCCATTGTTTATCCAAAGTTTGCCTCGCTGAGCATCTGCGCCTAATGATGATCCGACATTATTAAACGATAGCCTGCCTTGGTTATAACCAAAGTTTGGTGGCGTGGTACCAAAATATTGTTCAATACCATTGTTCCACCAATGACCTCCTTTGAGATAATCTTTTGATTTGCCTTTATGGCTAACTGATATCTTGGCTCTAGTTTCTTTGCTAAGCCTGCCACCGGTCCCTGTTTCTTCTTTGAGATTAGCCCAATCTTTGCTTTCTACTACGTTCCACAATTTACTATAATATGAACCCTTAACTGCTAACTCTTCTTTAGTTTGACATTCGCATAGGATCACAGTATCGTAATGCTTGCCATGTTTCTTGAGATGGCTTTGCCAATAGACACCAGAACCTGTATATCTGTGCGGATCTTTGCGTTGGGTTTGCCCAAGATATTTAAGTCCAGTTATCTGATGGGTCTTAACGTACAAGTAAATAGTCATGCTGTTGCTCCTTCAAGCGATAGAGTAGGTGGGATTGCCCTCCGCGACCTACACTGATATTTAGCAATAATAGATACACTTGCTGATTTTGGTTGACAGCTGCGCTAGCTGTGCTATGTTAAATTGACCAACAAAGAGATTAAAATGAGCATCAAGGACTATACTCTAGGTAGCGACAAGATCGCTCCTCAGTACATTGAAGGCCGCATCATCACGCTGACCTTCCCCAAGGAAGCTCGCAAGTGAAGATACAGGTCATATCAGACCTACACTTGGAGCACAGCCGACCACCTCTGCTCGCCAACACAGGCAGCGACGTGCTGATCCTCGGCGGGGACATCTGCGTGGCACATCACATCTATCGGCATCCCCGCAGTGATCTACCCAACAATGCCGAAAATGGTCAGCGGGCGCAGAGCTATCGTGATTTTTTTGCTCATGTGAATGACAACTGGGCTCACGTGATCTACGTGGCTGGTAACCATGAGCACTACAGCGGGCGCTGGGATCGCACCGTACCTACGCTGCGTGAAGAACTAGCGCATTACCCCAACATCCACTTCTGTGATCAGGACAGAGTGGTGATTGATGATACCGTGTTCTTAGGCGTGAGCCTGTGGACTGATTTCAATGGTGGTGATCCACTGGACATGCTGGCCATGACTGACCTTATGAATGACTATCATCAGATCACTGAAAAGCAGCTGCTGGGCAACAGCGATGTTTACCATAAGCTGCGTCCTGCTACCACGCTGGCCAAGCATCGCAGCGATCTGGAATGGTTGCGTGTTCAGCTGAGCTTGGACAAGCGCAAGACCGTGGTGGTCACGCACCATTGCCCCAGCCAGCAGAGCGTGCATCCCAAGTACGCTGGGCAGACCATCATGAACGGTGCGTTCACCAGCAACCTGGACCACATCATGATGGACCACGATCACATCAAGCTCTGGACCTTTGGACATACCCATTTTGGACATAGGTATCGCATCAATGATACATTATGCGTATGCAACCCGCACGGATATCCCAATGAAAGCGGTACAGGATTTGATCCAAACCTTGTTATTGACTTAGATAACATGCCTATACAAGATATGTTCAACAAGACGTTGTGGGTTGATCAATAACGGGTACGTTTGATTTGATACGTCGTGTGTTCCACGCTTTCTGATGTGCTGTCAACACATTGCCATTTCGTCTGCGCGTATCCCAACTTCTCTTAGCCGATTCAGACCACTCTGGTTTTTTCTGTCCTCTGATAGGACTAGGTAATCTACCATCCTGCCAGGATGTTGGTTGATCGCCTGGTATAAACATACCCTCTTCTACAGAATTGTTATACCATCTTTTCCCAGTTTGTATCTTAGCACCCAACTTGGCACCAATGTTATTAAACGATAGACGACCTCTAACATATCCATCAGGGCACGTCTCCGAGAATATCTGATTGACACCATCGTTATACCATCTTCGACGTTTATTGTTCTCTGAATTAAGCAACATACCTTGCTTGAAACCGTCGGTCATGCTTGTGTCACCGCCGTCACCGGCTTCTGGTTTCAAATTAGCCCATTGTTCACTGTTCACGACATCCCACATAGAGCTATAATGTTGTCCGAGAATTTTCACTTCCTCGTTGTTTTCGCACTCTGCTAATATATCAGTGGTGTAGTCATATCCGTGTCTGTCTAGATGCCGCCGCCAATGTTTTCCTGATCCTGGATACTTGTGCGGATGGGCATTAGATGTCTTACCAAGATATTTCAACCCCGTTAGGTTATGGGTCTTAATGTACAAGTAAATAGGCATGCTGTTGCTCCTTATAGCGATAGAGTAGGTGGGACTGCCATCCGCGACCTACACCATATTTACCAAAACATCATATTGTAAATGTTCGATTACACCATCAACCAGACCCGTGTGATGTGCAACCCACTGGGCTATCCTGGCGAGCAGAGTAGATTTGATCCCAGCTGTATTGTTGATATATAACTGATGACAGATCATTATTGTGCTGCTCCGTTTTCTCACCTCGCACTAGAATGCAGCAAATCTAGCTATCGACCTTGTTGCACATGGCATCACACTGTGCCCTGTCCTATACCAGACAGTGATCCAGATCCCATGAATCACCCCTGGATGGAATCTCTGCGCGAACACATGCTCAGTGGCGAGCCACACGATGGCTGCAAGAAATGTTATCAGAATGAAGCAGCCTCAGGATGGAGCATGCGCAAGGAATTCAACCGTATCCACGGTCGGTTGGTTGATCACGATCTGACCTACCTAGAGATTAATTTTGGCAATCTCTGTAATCTCAAATGTAGGATGTGCGGCAGCTGGGGCAGCAGCCGATGGATCGCTGATGAGATCAAGCTTGGTTGGACCCCCAGCCCGCTGGTAAGGCGGACATTAGATGATATCCATGTTGATTTTGCTCAGCTAACACGCATCAAGTTCATAGGCGGCGAAGTCAGCTTGGAACAAGATTCAATGAGAGAGATATTCCTGAGGATCTTGCGAGCTAGAAATGACCTAAAGCATCTGGAAGTAGAGATCATAACCAACGGCACTGTACCGCTCGCTGGTGATATTCTCAGCATGCTATCAGCTTGCAACAGAGTGATGATGACGGTTAGCATGGATGGCATAGGCGCATGGAATGATTATCAGCGTACAGGCAGCACCTGGTCTGACATTGCCGAAACTGCCAAGCGATACTATGAATTCACATCACCTAATTGGCAGCTGATCATCACCAGCTGTGTTACCATATATACCATAGGTGGTATAACCCAGTTGATAGATTGGGTAACCTCAGAGTTACCCATGGCCAAACACATCGTTCAATCAGCGTTTGACCCTGAAGAACTGATACTGCGCAATCTTCCTCAGAGTTATAAGAACATTATGATCGACCAGCTAACGCAGTGGGCACCTGCTCCCAGAGAAACATTGCCGGATTGGTTACCCTATAAGATGCACGAATTTGAAACTGTGAGGCAAGCGCTGATCTGGCACATACAGCAGGATCCAACCTGTAGCTTAGATGAGGTTAAATCGCGCTTAGATCTACTGGATTCTGTGAGAGACGACAGGCTATCCGAACAAAATACTGAACTTTTTGCGCATTTATTCGGTTGACACGCCTTGTATCTGTGCTATTGTACTACATAAGCTGATAAACGGAGCAGCAAGTTGCGTATTGATATCCAAGGGACACACAAGAAAGTACATGCAAAAGTACTACGCAGTGCTCTGCAATGGTATGCACGAGATCTTATGCCGCAGCTGACTACAAAGATACATCTTGAACTTAATGTCACAGAGAATTTGATCCGCGACGAAGAGATGGACGCTGCTGTAACATGGTTGCAGGATCCAGTCAAACCTCGCAAGTTTGTGATGGAAATTGACGCAGGGCTCAGCCTCGAGCGCACGCTGGAGATGTTGGCACATGAAATGGTACATGTCAAGCAGTTCGCCACAGGAGAGCTGGTAGACAGCTCCAGTGGTAAGACCGTAAAGTGGCAGGGCAAGCGAGTGAGCGTGCGCGACGACGAAGGTTACTGGACACTACCCTGGGAGATTGAAGCTTATGGAAGACAACCCGGACTTTACGCACGTTTCTGCCGTCACAAGGGGATATGACGTGGAACGCATCAAGCTAACCGTGAACGACCTCAGAGAACTGCTGTATTGGATTGACAGCGTGGGTGTTGAAAACACCGCAGTGGTTGAAGTTACGGTAAGCCACAGCAGCGGTATCGGACCCAGCATTGAAGCCAAGATGGAAACTGAAAAAGGCCAAGGCGTTTGGAAAGACCTAACAGATTACGGGAGCTGGTAAAATGAGCATTACTCTTAAGAAAGTCAAGAAAGCTATACCAAATGGCACAGCAGTACCAACTGGTAGCAAGGGTGCATGGGTAGAAGATATGATGGAAGAGTCCTTGGATATACCTGTGAACCGAGGCAAAGGATCTGATCTTCCAAGCGGCATCGACCTCAAGAGCCGCAAGGAAGGCGCGCAATCTGGGATGAGCCTCGGGAGCATGACTACCAAGGACATTGTTGGTACTCCCTGGGAATCATGCGCATTGCGAGAAAAGAACAAGCAGCTGATCATAACCAAATGGGATCCAGATACTGGAGAAGTCACCAAGACAGAACAGATTGATCTGTCCAGCGATGCCTGCCAGCAAAGTTTGCGAGATGCCTACGAAGCAGCACGCAGTGCCATCGCCAATGGTGAAGATACCTATACTAGTGATACAGGCGACGTGTATTTTGAGAAGAAGAAGGGCAATAGCTGGCAGTTGCGCATTTCCGAGAGCAGGCTCAAGAAACTCAAGAGCAAAGCTTGGTCGCAACCAGTGCTGAACGACAAGGAACTCTTCCCAGATGACTAAGGTAGTTGTAAATTCCTGCTATGGTGGATTTGGCATCAGCTACGCTGGCATGCTGCGCTATGCAGAGCTCAAGGGCCTCACGCTCTATCCGGAACCAAGTGAATTTGGGACCGTTACCTATCACACTGTTCCTGAGTCTCAGCGCGTGCAACCTCTGAGCAGTGACCAGTGGTTGGCAGCCACTACCGAACAGCGCATGGCCAGCAACGATGCTTACAGCAGCCAGACCCTGCACTGCGCTGACATAGCCCGCGATGATCCGGCATTGGTACAGGTGGTAGAAGAGCTAGGTGCTGCTGCGGCTGATCAGTTCGCAGAGCTGCGAATCGCCGAAGTGCCCGATGACGTCAAGTGGTACATAGACGAGTATGATGGCCAAGAGTGGGTCGCAGAGGTGCATCGCAGATGGTGA